AAAGATGCTCCTAACTTAGATGCAATCGAAGTTAAAGAAGCTTCGGAGATAGAAGAGATAGCTCAACTACTAGAGAACGGAACACTTAAATACGACACAGTTTGTCTTGATAGTGTTACGGAGATGGCTGAAATATTGCTTTCGCAAGAAAAAGCCAAAAGCAAAGATCCTAGACGTGCGTACGGTGAGGTCATCGAAGTGATGATTAAAACGATGCGTAGGTTTAGAGATTTGCCTGTCCACGTCATATTCATTGCCAAACAAAGCAGAGAACGTGATGAACAGACAGGGGCATATCATTACCAACCTATGATGGTTGGCGCCAAACTTCCTACGCAGATACCTTACTTCTTTGATGAAGTTTTGGTTCTTCGTACGTTTGACGACGAAAATGAAGAAGGTAAAACCGTCACCTCAAGATGGTTACAAACGAGAATTGGTCAGAACTATATTGCCAAGGATCGTTCAGGTAAGTTAGACGGGTTTGAGTCACCTGATCTAGCTAGTGTAATTAACAAACTCGGATTTGCGGGAGGTGCAGAATGAGTGACTTTGAAGGATTGGATATAGATTTGGATGCCGCAGAGAGTAGCTCTGCAATTCCAGAGGGTGATTACCCTGTCGTAATATTGTCTTGCGAAAAGACAACATCAGCTGCTGGAAACGATTACTTGAAACTAGAGACAGAGGTTACAGGTGATAGTTACGCGGGATGGAAGTTGAGAAAGAACTTCAATCTTTGGTACACAAATGACGACAAACAAAAGCAAGAAGAAATTAGAGGCTACGCCAATAACGACTTTGCTCGTTTGGCAAAAGCGGTTGGTTTCAAAGAAGTTCCCAAAACTGCTTGGGAGTTTCAAAACAAAACTTTTGAGGCCAGAGTTGTCATAGTAGAGGATGAAAGTGGAGAGTATGGTCCAAGTAACGAAATCAAATCGTTCTTGCCATTACAAGTTGAGTCTGCTCCGAAAGCGGTAGACTTGCCACCTAGTATGGATGAATCAAACGATGCTTCTCCAGGTGAGGCGGCTACCCCAAGCAAACCCTCACTATAATCGTTCGGCTACGCTAGGAGTCGTTAGAGCCAAGCTCACCCTAGCACTTTCCGTATAAGGTCCAGTTAGTTTTTAAGATAGATAACCAATCGTCCATAGTCATAACGGCTATAGCTTGATTGTCGCGTACCCAATCAGGATTGATCGCGTACAGAGGTATGCAAACTCGTATCGGTTTGCGGTTGTATTTGTAGATAAGTACGGGGATGTTGTCTTCGCAACTTGCACATACTTGTCGCCACCATTCAGGTTTCAGCCAATCCCCTTCTTTGTAGAACTTACACTCTATCGCGTGGTTCGGTATTTGCAGATCGCAAAGATCTCGTTGCTGATATTGATCTAGGTTACGCTTTGTTTGAAAGTCTATACCTTCCTCTATAAAGAAGTTATTGAGTATACGTACAACGTCTCTTTCAAACTGAGCGCCTTTGTTCCTGGAATTAATCTTGGCCATCTAAATCAAGTGTAACAACATTAGGACTGTTATATACAGTTGGTCTTTCACCTTTTAGATGTCGCATATAAGCGTGTAGATGTTCTTCCATCTTTAGCCAAGCCACGTCCATTTGTTCGTTGGTTATCTTGAATACTTTACTAGCGAATGGTTGTTTCTTTTCTTGCGCGACAAAGACAAACTCTTTGACTTTGTATCCCGCAGCTTCCATACCCCTTCTGTACCAGGCGGCTTGTTCTGCGTATCCGTATTTCAATACAGATTCTTTAAAAGACTCAGGACTGCAAGAGTAAGTGGTCTTGTAATCAACCACGACTATCTCGTAATCTTGATGTGGGCCTTGCGGTTTACAGATGATGTCAGGTCTGCACTTACAAAGCACGTCGTCTTCAAACCAATAGAAAGATGCCTCGGGTATTTTTCCGTCGCCATCCAAATACATCTTGCCTTCTTCAATCATATACGCATCCATTTGATTGATGGCTTGCATATCGGCTTCATTAATTACGACTAAGCCTCTGTCAATAAACTCTTGTTTCATTTCTTTATTGGCTTTTGTATACGGGGATCCAAAGATCACGCCTACATTATTATGAAAGGCTTCGTCGCCCTCTACTAACATATAGTGGGCGGCAGTACCAAAGTTCATAGCCGAAGTAGTTTCTTGTTCTACTTCAAGCGCGTGTATTTGGCTTTCACCAAACTTACGAAAGAAGCTAGAACTTTTGCCCACGTCAGAGTGGTAAAGTTCGTTAGGTATATCAAAGACAACAAGTGCGTTGCCTTTCTGAGTTGGTTCATATTGTTCTAGTTCAGGTATTGCTTTCATTTTTTTCTCCAATTAAAAAGGTATTTCATCATCAATTTCCCAATCGGGTTCTTTGTAGACTCGTTTAGTATTTTCTTCCTTTTGTCGTTTCTCAAAAGCGGCTTGCTTCTTAAACATATCTATAAAGGGCGAGTCTTCTTCGTATTCTAACAAGGTGGTCTGCACCACGTTGTCGTTATAAAGAGGTTCAGGCCAATAGCCTATATCGTTCTTGATACGCATAAGGTTTTGAGTAACGGTTTCGCGTGGGTTGTATTGCGGTTTTTGTATGGCTTGCCAATACTCCTGGACCGTTTTCATTTCTGCGTCGTCGCCGACAAACGTAATATCAAACTCGGTCTTGTCGTAAGGTAGATATATAAACTTACCGTCTTTCTTCTTAAACGGGTAACAACGGATGGGTTTACCTACTGTCATTTCTAAGTGCCTCCTTATATGCAAGCTCAAAAACATGCGGGTGATGTTTCAACACATAAATCATAGCTTCTGTCATTATATTTATAGCGCGTATGTCTTGAAACAGTTCATCTATATGGTCTGGTTGGGATGACCTGATTTGGTCTTTAGATTCTTCGGACAGGGTTTCGTTGATTAGATTATTAAGTTCGTTCATAGTTTTCTCCAATTGATTTATATAATCATAAACAAAAAACTTGCACACGTAAAGAAAATATATATACTATCTGTAAATTACTTAGGAGAAAGATATGAGTGTTCAATACAAACCAAGAGAATACGTAGGCTATCAAGAGATACTGGATAACGTGAGATCTATAGTCAAACGTATTGCACCTGGTTGGGCGGCTACATCTATCGTACAAGAGATAGACGACCTAGAGACTACTATTGACGAAACCTTGTCAGGCCGCGCGGATATGGCGGAAGAGATGTTACGAGATGATTTTGTATGAGTGAAGATATAAAAATTGAAAAGGACATACCTTTACCTAACAGCCGACAAAAAAAATCAAAATATGGTTCTTTAGACGTATACAGTTTAGAGGTAGGTGATTCAGTTTTCTGTCCAACCGAAACTATGGCTAGCGCTATATATTTAAAATTAAAACGACATGGTTTTAAAGCAACATCAAGAAAATGGGAAAATGGCTTTAGAGTTTGGAGAATAAAATGAACACTTTTTACATAACAACTGAGCATCATACGGAAGATGTCGAGTATGGCTTTCAAGACGCGGTACTGCATGAAGCGAACAACTGGAAAACCTGGACGCCGAAAGTGTCGGATATAAAAGTGATAACTAAACTAGACAAAGATGTTAAGGTTCTTGTCAGACGAGAAATACATCAAGATATATTGGAGTGTGAGAGTGGCAAATACTAAAAAGAAAAAGTTCCTTAAATTTACTTTGCAAGATGGCTCTGTTGCTAGATATACAAAAGATAAACAAGGTCATATTCAGTATTACCCTGAGAAAGACTTGGATCCTAAGACTGCAAAAGCCAGGTGGGACGAACTCTACGAGAAAGTATATAAAAGAGCGGGGATACACTAGATGCAGTATAATTTAAGATCAGAATATGGGGGAGATATGAATGAAGAGGCCCTGATCGAACAGATCGTAACGAATTTCAAAAAACTGAACGCAGAGAACAAAGACTACGTATTAAATAGTCTGAAGTTCATACAAGAGAATCCTAACCTGGTGGTACTTACAAATGAAGATGGTAAATAAATACGCCTGGATAAAGGTTTACGAAGTTAAACGAGGGAAGCGTTATAAGAAATACATCAAGGTACTAACGCAACCCGACAACTCGAGAGAAGCAATACATACGGCTTCTATAAAATAATAGATATGCAGTTGCACTCTTTCTCCGTAAGAAGGTAAACAAATGGCTCGAGGTACAGTCAGCAACGAAGTACCTCACCCTTATTGATATGTTAAAAGCAGACGGTTTCGACAAAGCAATCATAGGACAGACCTACGATATGGTTGTATCGGAGGAACGTCTAATCTATTCGGTTGAAAAGTGTGTCGAGATCCTAGTCGAGCGCGACGGTATGACGAGTGAAGAAGCAATCGAGTATATGGATTTTAACGTACTTTGCGCGTATATCGGCAAAGATCAACCTATATTCATATCCGAAACCTACGACGAAGTTTAATAATCGGCTATACTGTCGGTATGACAGACTTAAAATTAGTAAACTTAAACACATACAGACGTAATCCTAGTCATATCGAAGGAAAAGAACGCCTGGACTCGCTATTCAAGGATTTTGTACGCAGAGGCGCTGATCCTGAGATGGTCGCTGAGATGATACTCGCGTATGGTATATGCGAAGTAATTAATTACTCTTCAAGACCTGAGAATGGCTTAGATGCAATAGCGCGGTTATTGTCGGAAAGTTTCGGGCTAGATATAGAGAGAAACGAGTATTTTGACCCCGAAATAACGGGTTTTGTCAGAGATGACGATTAGTATGACAAAACTATTGGCTCTGAAACGTAGCTGTCAGGCACTTTAGGCGTTTTGTCAGTTTTGTCAGGGTATGGGGCTTTGTCTGTAAGTGTGGATACAAAATGTAAAGAATGTAAAGGGAGGGTAAGGTAAAGTATGACAAAAGTACTATATATAGTAATAATATATATATATTAAAATAAATATACCTTATAAATACAGGGTTTCGTCGGGTTTTTAGTTTTGTCAGGATAAGTTTGACAAAACTCTGACAAAACTAAATTAAGTATGACAAAACTAAAATCGCATATTAGAGAGAACTTAGAGCCAGAATACGTCGATTTGTTAGAATCGGATCCTATTGTTAAGATAAGTAAACAATTTCCAGGAGCAAGAGTAATATGCCTGCAAAAGATTTAAGAATAAGACAAAGTGTTACTGTAGATAAAACCTTAGAGGAAGATGTCGAAGATATGCCTTTAGAGTATATGGACGTAGATGAAAGACAGCTTACTAAGAGACAAAGGTTATTAGTATGGAACGCAGTCAACGATCCTCAGTTATCGTTTGCAGAGGCCGCTAAGAAGGCAGGATATAAGAATCCTGTCGTTATCGGTAGGTATATGCGAGAAGGTAATAAGTATTCGCATGTACGTCGGGAGTATGAACGCTTGATGTCGGAGGCTAAGAAAAAGTTTGAGCTGACGCATGAGCGAGCAGTCGAGGACTTGTATAAGTTACGGGATGACGCTTGGAGTCGGGGTGCATTTAACGCGGCTATACAGGCTCAAGGATTGTTGCTCAAAGTCGGGGGACTTATCGTTGATCGTCGGGAGGTATTGCATGGCAAGATAGATCAGATGAGTCGGGAAGAGGTTGAGCGTAGACTCCAGGACTTACTAGGATCTAAGACAGGTATTACGATTGAGAATAAGTCGGATACTAAGGCCATAGAGAGTAAGTAGTCGGGAGTTATTATCTTCTTT